AGGGATCTTCAATAAAAATGGGTCGTGTAAAAGGGTAGTCCTTATTAATAAAAGACCTGGAAAGAATAAAAAACAATTGGCAAAAGAGGATATTAAAAAAACATTTGACTATATGCTATTGGTTGATACTAAAAAAATGTCGATAGCATACACGACATGGGAAACGGTTTATTCTAGGACAGAGTGTGATGGTGCAGGAGCAACATTTAAGTTGGAACCAGGTGATTATGAATTTTTGGCAAGAGATATTGTTCCTCTAACTAAAAAAATAACATCAACAGAATTGTTGAGTTCAATGGAAGAAATTTTATAATATGTTATCTCACGATAAAGCAATTTGGGCAGCAGATCAGTTTATTGATTACTATTCAAAATTCAATAGAATTGATGATTATTTGAGATTTGTAAAAAGTAGTAGAATCCAAGATTCGTCTGGAAAATTATTTGGATCAGAAGATGAAATATTTTCTAATTTTGATCTTCATCCGAATGATATGAAATTTTCTATTCATATTGTAGATACTTCTCCAAAACCAAAAACAAAATATAATCAAGAATTATATTCTAATATTTTGAACGAAACCGCTTCAAATCCTATTGAAGAAGCAATTCCCGGAAGAACAATTAAATGGATAGTTACTGAGGACACTACAAATAAAATTATAGGGGTTATTAGATTTGGTTCACCAACCATTAACTCTAAACCAAGAAATGATTACTTTGGCGAAGTTCTTCCTTTGTCAAAGATTAATAATGAGTTTGTGATGGGATTTAATATTGTCCCAGTACAACCATTTGGGTATAACTATCTTGGTGGAAAACTTTTAGCATTATTGGCATCCTCTAATGAACTCAAACGACAATTTGATGCGAAGTATGAAACTGATCTTCATTACTTTGAAACAACTTCATTATACGGTACGACAAAAGGAGTATCCATGTATGATGGTCTTAAACCTTATCTTAGACACATAGGAGATACTGAAAGTAATTTTCTTCCATTATTTCATGATGATTATTTTCGTGAAATGTTCTGGTGGTTTAATAATAATGCCAATGGCGGAGAAAGATTAATCTCAGCAGATAAGTCTTCAAAAAAACTTAAAATTCAAACTAAGATGATTTCAATCATCACAAAGTCACTTAAAGATACTTCAAAACTGCTTGAGTTTAAAAAATGTATTGAACATGCTAAGTCTCTAACCGAAAAGAAAAGGTATTATATTTCTAAATTTGGATATGAACCTGATGAAGTGATTAAATGGTGGAAATCTAAAGCAACACGAAGATATGAAAAGTTACTTCAAGATAACAAACTTAGGACTGAACTTGAATTATGGAAACCTGGAGTTGATTTGGAGATTATTCGATGAGTATTGAACTTAAAGATTGGTTGAACTCAATAAATTTTTCAAAAGAAAATTTAATTGAGGATTCTAGTAGTATTAAAGACTATTCTCCGTACGTTATTAATCGTTGTTTGTCGGGTGAAATTGATTGTGTTCTCTTCGCCAATGAAATGAACCTAAATCACCACCTGGACAAAGATATGCAATATTCTTTTTTTCTAAATACTATAAGAAAAAGGAAGAGATATTCTCCCTGGCTCCGTAAAGATAAAATTAAAGACTTAGAGTGTGTGAAACGTTATTATGGATATAGTAACGAAAAGGCATCTCAAGCATTGAAAATTTTGTCAAAAGAGCAAATCGACTTTATTAAACAAAGACTTGAAATTGGCGGAACAAAATGACAATTCAAACAATTGAACCACAGGTAAATTGGTCTCAAGACCAAATGGTTGAAGTTATCCTAAACGAACCAGATGATTTTCTAAAAGTAAGGGAAACTTTAACTCGTATTGGGGTTGCATCCAGGAAAGAGAAAAAACTCTATCAATCTTGCCACATCTTACACAAGCAAGGTAGATATTACATTGTTCATTTTAAGGAGTTGTTTGCTCTTGATGGTAAGCACGCCAACTTGACCGTGAATGATGTTCAACGACGTAATCGCATTGTTCGCCTTCTTGCAGACTGGGGACTTATTACGGTTCTAAATCAAGATAAAGTATCTGATATTGCTCCTTTGAATCAAATCAAAGTTCTTGCTTATAAGGATAAGGGAGACTGGATTCTTGAACAAAAGTATAACATTGGTAAAAAAGGAAAAGCAGTAGAAACCGAATAAATAAGTATGGGACCTTTCGTGCGGTCTCTACAAAAGTCGGAACACCCTAAAGAGAAGTTCGGTTTTTACAGTTCTTCTCTTTTTTGTTTCTTGTATTTTATAAGTATATGAAAAACATCTTGAAAACAATGTAGTAGAAACCACACTTTAAAAATAATACAAACTATTATAAATTATTAATGATCGCCTTATTGGGATCGCACAAACAAACTCGCTTTTAAAGGAGCTACTATAATGACTAATCTGATGAAGTATCAGTCTGCGGATCTTCCTGCTTTGCTGGAAAGAATTAATCGCAATACGATTGGTATGGATGAATACTTTGATCGTATTTTTAAAATTCACGAAACAACTTCCAATTATCCGCCATATAATCTTGTTCAAGTAAGCAACGTAGAATCTCGTCTTGAACTTGCACTTGCTGGATTTAAAAAGAAAGAAGTTTATGTCTACACGCAAGATGGTAAACTTTTTGTTGAGGGTCAAAAAGAAGATAAAGAAACGGAGTCCAACTATATCCACAAGGGTTTGGCTCAACGGAGTTTTAAGAGAGCGTGGACACTTGCGGATGATACAGAAGTCGCAGATGTATCATTTGAAGACGGACTACTCTCTATCAACTTGAAGAAAATTGTTCCTGATCACCACAAACGTAAAGATTATCTATAAATATATTTGAATATCGTCGGCGCAGAGGAGCACCTGGCAAAATCCAGGTTGACTCCTCCTTTTTTTATTGCTAGAATAGTAAGAGGTATGGAGTACAAATGACAGTAAAACTTTTGCTTTTAAAGTCTGGTGAAGACCTTATTGCAGACATAAAAGAGATGGTAGTTGGTGAAGAGGAAAATGTAAGGGTTGTTGGATATTTTCTCCACAAACCTTGCGTTGTTAAGATGACCCCTCCATCTAATGTTCCAGAAGAATTCAAAGAAGAAATTGACCCACAGAAAGCATCTTTTCAGGTAACTCTTTTCCCGTGGATGCCTTTGTCCAAAGACAATACTATTCCAATTTCTACTGATTGGGTTGTTACTATGGTAACTCCAAGCGACAAACTAAATGACATGTATACTGAGGATGTAATGAACTATGGAAAAGACAATCAAAGTTTTGGCACTGACCAACAATCTAATTCTAATAACCAAAATTGAAGAAGTTGGTGCTGATATTGGAGAACCAGATTGTAAACTCATATCACCATTTGTTGTAAAAAGTGATAAAACTTTAGAACCATTTCTTTGTGGATATACAAAAGAAAAAACTTTTATGATGAGTTCGGAAAAGATTTTTACTCTTGTGGATCCAACACCAACTCTACTTGAAAAATATGAAGACTTGATTAAAGAATGATGCAACGCTTTTATACTAATGTTCAATTGATTGGAAACCAAATTCTTGTTCGTGGAGTTGAAAATGGAAAGAGATTTGAAAGTAGAGATGAGTTTTACCCAACTCTCTTTGTAAAAACTAAAAAAGAATCAAAATATAGAACTTTAAGTGGAGAATTTGTAGAACCTATAAAACCAGGAACTATCCGAGATTGTCGTGAGTTTTATAAAAAGTATGAAAGCGTAGATGGATTTGAGATTTATGGAAATGACAGGTATATCTGCCAATACATTTCTGAAAAATATCCAGAGGATGAAATCAAGTTTGATATTAGTAAAATCAAACTTGTAACTCTGGATATTGAGGTTGCTTCTGAAGCAGGATTTCCTGATGTCGAATCTTGTTCTGAAGAAATTCTTTCAATTAGTATTCAGGACTATACTACTAAAGAGATTATTACTTGGGGAGTCAAACCTTTTAATAATAAGCAAAGCAATGTGACCTATCACTATTGCCCTTCGGAGTATGAACTTCTCAATCACTTTATCAATTATTGGATGTTCAATGTTCCTGATGTAATCACTGGGTGGAACATTCAGTTGTATGACGTTCCTTATATTTGTAAACGTCTAAATCGTGTTCTTGGTGAGAAACTAATGAAGCGTTTCTCTAACTGGGGACTTGTAACT